CCTCAGCCTTCTCGTACTTGCGCTGCTCGTCAATCTGGCCCAACTCCTGCTGAGCCTGCTGCAACTGCACTTGTCGTTCTTCAACGATGTGCTTGATGCGCCCGTACTCAACTGGATCGGAGTCCAGCAATTCAAGGGTGAGATGCGCCCTAAGGTTCGCAATCTCGTAATCAGCTTGGCTCTTGAAGCCTTCCAGCTTGGCGGCGTACTCGTCACGCTGCGCCCTCGCCTTCTGTGCTTCTGCGTCGGCGGCTTTGCGTGTTTCAGCCGCTTCCATCGTTTTCTTCGTGTAGTCCTGCTGGCGAAGGCCGTTCTTGTAGTGCTCCGCCACCTCGTCGGCGGTCAGCTCCACGTCCTTGCCATCTACCTTAATGGTGAACTTCTGCGGCTCTGCAGCTTGTTCACCTTCGGGCTTCTCGTCGCTGTTTGCCGCTTCAGCCGCAAGACGCTCGGCTGCTGCCTCTTCGGTTTCGTCAGCGGGCGGATCATTCCTCACCTCGGCGGCTGGTTCTTGCTTCGGCTCGTCGCTCAGAAATGCGCCAAATGCTTCTGCGGCGCCATGTGCATCAAGTGCGCCGCCACCAGTCGATCCGGTAGTGCCATCAGTTGCCGCATCCATGAATCGACGGCCAGGGAATTTCCAGTATTTCGGGTGCATGGGTTCCTTATGGATTATCCAAGTGCGACGATTTCGCCGCTGGTTAGCTGGTAAGCGGGATCGCCTACCTGAATCTCTGCGTTGACCCCGTTGCCAAGGTCGAGCAGATCGCCTTCAGCATCTGGATGCCACACGCGGACAACGTGACGCTTCTCAGCACGCGCTGCGGTCACGACTGCCAGCCATTCACATTGACGCCCTGCGCCCTGTCCCGCGCGTCCTGCGCGGCCTGATGCTCGATCTGCAGCTTCGCCATCTTCCCGTCCGTCATTGCTGCTTCCAGAGTCGATTGCAGCTTGTCGGACAGCTTCAGCATCGTGTGCAGCCTTTCGCGGCCCTCTACGTCTCGGGCTGGTGAGTCCATCCATGCTTTAGTGATCTCCTGTCGAATGTCGACAAAGGCTTGTGCGAAGGCTTCGTTCTCCAGCACTTCGCGGGCCTTAGCGCCGTCATAAACTCGTTGTTCAAGCGTTGCCATCGGCGGCTACGTCCTCATTGGCTTGTTGTTCGGCGGCCTGCAGTGCGGCGTCTTGCTGCTGCTTCGCGGCGATCTGCGCAATGACGATCTTTGCGTCGATCTCGCGGTCCAGCTTGTACTGCTGGAAGGCGATTTCCTGCTCACGCTCCGCCACGCGGTTCTGCTCTTTCAGTTCGTTAAACTGCGCCTCGTATTGCAGCTTGAGTGCGTGTTTCTCGGCCTCTGCCTGCTGGCGGAACTGGTCGATCTGCATCTGCGCCTGCGCCTGGATCTGCGCGGCCTCTTGCTTCAGTTGCGTGTCCATCTGCGCCTGCTGCTGCTTGAGCTGCATTTCACGCTGGTGTGCCTGATCGTCCAGTTGCGCCTTAACGATGGCCGGATCTTGCTGCGGCTGCTTCGGCGGCATCTTGGACGGGTCGGTAAAGAAGGCGTCAGCAGACTTGAAGCCGAGTGCTTCGGTCAGCTTCTTCTGCGAGTTGTAGATGTTCTCTGGCGTAACGATGCCGATTGGGAGGCCGGCCATCTGCTGCTGGAACAACATGCCGAGGTGCGCAACTTGCTGGTCCTTGTTGCCAGTACCAAGGCCTACGTTGATCGTCAGGTCAAACTGGCTATTCCACTCGCGCGGGTCAACATCTGCCCAGCCGCCAGACAGCCGCACCTGCTCGGCCTTATTCTGGTGACGCGTCACGAGGCGCAGCATCTTCTTGAACAGCAGCGTGAAGCCAGTTTCAGCCATCGTGCGCGCGATCATCTCAACGCGGCTATCAGCACGGTTGGTGACGATGTTCGACTGGGTCGCGGTCTGCGCTACCTGCATGTTGCCGCCCTGCGTCTGGCGGGTCCAGCCGGTCGATTCCTCAGCGTCAATCTCGGTCGCTTCCAACATGGTCATAGCACTGCCCATGTCGGCCATACCCTGCTGCAGAGGGGCGACGGCGCCAATCTGCTTGACGCGGACTACGCCACCAGGGCGCGAGTTCAACAGGTCGTCAAGGTTGACTTGGCCTTCCATCGCGACAGTGCGGCCATTGACCTGCAGGTACATGTTGTCCAGCGTGACGCGCTTGAGACTCGTCTTGATGCGCTGGGCCTGCATTGCCAGGTCAGCCGGCGACAGGCCAAAGTATTGATGCGGCAACGGGATCGAGGCCAGGTCAACGAACGGGTTCGCGTCGACCTTCTCGCGCTCCAGGATCTGACCACCAGCGCGTACGACCTTGAACAGGCTGCGGCCAGAGCCATCCAGATCGCCGTGCATATAGCATTCTTCCAGCCACACACGGCGCGAATCCGGGTCTTGCATCTCGCTCGGGGAAGTCAGCGCGTAGGTAGAGCCAAACTGGTCGCGCTCCACCGATTCCGGCGTAGGCTGCGCGTCGTCAGTCTGGATGCTGTCTACGTTCTTGTAGCCGCTGGCCTTGAGCTGGCCGATGGTGCGCAGAACCTTGTGCGCCTTGAACGTCTCATCGTCAATATGCTTGCACAAGCGGGAGACGTACATTTCCTCGGGCGGCACATTCTCGACGCACAGCTTGCCGTTGGCCTTCGTGCGCTTGAGGGTGATGTCATACAGCATCGGAACCGGCTGCGAGGCGAACTGTTCGAACTGTGCTTGAGCCTGTTGCGCCTGCTGGGCTGCGTTCGGGTCTTGCATCGCTGCCTGAGCCATCTGAGCAAGCTGGGCCTGCATCTGCTCAAGCTGCTTAGCCTTAGCCTTGGCTGCGTCCTCGTCCTCATACGCCTTTTGCGCGACGACTTCGACTTCATCGTCATCCAGCAGCAGAGCAAGCTGCACATCCGTCTGTCCGGTGTACTCTTCCTCGGTCACGATGGGCGTGTCATCCCACCAGACTTTGATGAAGCCTTTCTTTGACTTCAGCGCGTCAAAGATCCACGTATAAATGACCTCGTACCCGCTGCACTTCTTGCGCAGCAGGTAGTTGAGATATTCAGTGGCTTGCTTGGCTTTCTCTTCGTCGCTTGGCTGAGTAGCGGCGAACTCCACCACGTTCTCAGTGCCGCAGAAGACTTTAACCAGGGGCGCGTGCATACCAAGGACGGTGTTGCGCACAGTGGTATCGACGACAGAAGACCGCCCTTCGATTTCGGGCGGCGCTAGATCGCCCTTGGGGAGGGCGTGGAAGTAATACTCTGCGCGTTGTCGCTCAGTTGCAAGCTTGCCGTTGCCGCCGCAGTAGCTTTGCGCATCCTGCATCTCGGCATCGGTCAACGCTAATAGCTCGTCGTCTGTCGGTCGGGCCATATTTGAGGGAGGCGCTTCACAGCGTTGTCCCAAAAGGTTGTTTGACTAAATTATATACGGAAACTCTGCCGTATTGCCGATTATTAATAAGCTGTGGCTATTTAGGCATAGCCCATCGCCTTGTAGCTCAGAGTCGAGCCCCACGAGCCAGCCGGCGTAATCATGCCAAGCTCTTTTGCCTGCGCCCACTGGCGGAATGCATCGCAGCCCTCACTTGTCTTGTCTTTGCGCGGCTCATCGCTCCAACGTCCATCGCGTTCGTTCCACTTCTTTTTGTAGTTCTCCAGGTGTGCAAAACCCAGCTTGCAGCCATTCTCATCAAAGTAAGCGGTTGGAAAGTGCGAGCGCGTGATGTTGATGCCGGTGTTGATGTCAGAGATGACCGGGACAATCTCGATGTTGCGCAGGCCCAGCCCTTCCAGCATCTCCTTCGTTGACTTGTTCGTGTCAGACAGGCGCTTGTGATCGGCGTCATGCGGCAGGAAATGCTTGTTGAACACGTAGCCAGTGTCCTGCAGAAGCTTGACGAAGTAGTGCAGGTCCTCGCCGTGCGCTTCCTCGTATTTGATGAATCGGTCCTCCATGCCCACTTGCTGGTGGAACCAGATCGCCGTGCCATCGCTGCGACCAATGTCCCAGAACGTGTTGACTGGCTGGTTAATCGTCGGGATGCGCAGCAGGCGCCCCTGCTTACGGACAGCCGTAACCTGTTTTGAGTAGTAGCAGCCATCGGTAGACACTTGGAACGCCTCCTGCGGCGTGCTCGGGTACTCCTGCCACATGCGCTCATCGCTGCCGGCAAAGTCAGTGTCACGAGTGGCGACGTACCAGGCGCGCTGCTCAGTGTCGAGCGTTGTTTCCATCTTCGCTTCAACCTCGGCAAAGTACTCGGTGTCCTTTTCCGTGATCGTTGCGCTGCCTTCGGGAAGGCGATACTGCTGCTCATCCCACCAGGGGAAGAAGTGAAACCGCCACTCCTTGGGCGTTAGCGCCTTGCCCTGCTCCTTGAGGGCGATGGCGCGCTGAGTCATGTCGTGGAACTCGCCCTCTGCGCCCTCTGCTGTCGATTCAATAACGGTTATGCCGTTCTTCGGAACAGCCGGAATAGAGCCAGTGACGACCTCGCGGGCCTTGTCGGGATACCGAGCGCAGATCTTGCCGAACTCAGAGATATGCAGCCGATGCAGCGTGCCAGATCGCATAGACGTAGCCACGCGGACGGAACTGTTATTGTGCGCAAACAGCAGCTCGTCAGCGTTGTCGGCCTTGAGCGGCATAGCCTCGCGCAGATCGGCCGGCAGGTTCTCGTATGCGAACTTAACCTTATCGCGGAAGATAACCTTCGCTGCGTCCCTGTCGTGCGCAATAATGCCGCAGCGGCTATTAGCATTGAACAGGGCATGGTCGAGCCAGACGATGGCAATCAGCGTCGTAAAGCCGAGCTGGCGAGCCTTGAGGATGATATTGCGGTGGTGCAGACGCTCAATGAACCGCCGTTGTGCGCGATTCGGCTTAAACTGGACGACTAAGCCTTCCTCGTCGTCGTCACCCTTGATGATGATCTTGTAGAGATTGCTGATGCGCCACAAGGGGTCAGCTAGGCAGCGCTGAAGCTCGGCCTTTGCCTTATCGGCCTCACTCATCCTTGACTACCTTAAGCGATGAGCCATTGACCGCTGCCAGGAGTGACGCAAAGGGATTTCCCCCGGTGGGATCGGTATGCTCCTGCACGATCTTGTCGCGCCATTGCTTCGACTGGCGATTTTTCAGCCAGAAGATGGCAGCGGTTGCATCGGGCGGATAATGCTTCTGGATGGGCGTCTGGACGATCATGCCATTAAGCACGCGAATATCCACCTCTGGATGCTCATAGCCCAAAGCGCGCTGATATAGCCGATCCGCGACATCTGCGTCAGCCTGAGCCTTCCCCCTTTTTATGGACTCGGAAAACTCAGAATGGACCTTCTTCCATTCGTGAACTGTATCCTCGTTCACTTCGAAGAACTCGGCCAGTTCCGCATCCGTTGCGCCCAACAGGCATAACTTGCGCGCTTGCTCGGCGTACTCCTGTTTGTACTTTGTCGGTCTTGCCATTCTCTTCCGGAGCGCTTCACAGCGTTTCCGGCCTCGTTGTTGTTACTTACTTCACGATTGGTGGCGGCTCAGGAAACGGCTGCCAATGCGTGGGCGCATACACAGCATGCCCATCGGCGACCCAATGACCGTGTTCATAAAACGCCGTGCTGACTGACTGATGCGGTGGCGCGTTCGTATAATTCGTTTGGTGCACCACAATGACCCATTGCCGCTCTTCCGGCTTCGCCTCGCCAGTCTTAATCCAGCAGCCTGCATTCTGATCTTTCACACATCCTCCCCTGTAGTGTCGTTATTTTAACGCCCTACTCCTTCATCGTCTCGCCAATCTCTGCGGCTGCTCGGGTGAAAGCCAATCGGACCGCGGCTTGCCTCTCAAGCTTTGCCAATGACGGCGAGATGCGCAGCAGGTCACTAACATCGCAATCAATGCCGCTGTAATCTGGCTTCAAGCTCAGGTCAACCATCAGTCGCAGACAATCCCCGTCGAAGTCCACCGGGTTCCAGATCCACACCGCCCCATCCTTATCCGTCACCCTTGGGTGATCGTTCTCTCCATCAGGCCAGGTGAGCGTGATGCCTGCTGCTCGTGCTGCGAGAGTGAGTAGTTCGTGGTCAACCATGCTGC